ATTTGTTAGATAATATTAAATGTAAAAATATTATCGTTAACAGAGGTAATCACGACACCCTACGTAAAGATGGTACTTCCGACACTATCCTATCTTTGTTCTCCGAGAAGGCTCACATCGTTAAGGATACTGAGACCATACGCCTTGGAGAAATTGATTTTGATTTTATTCCTCATTACGAAGATGAAGATATAATAATCGCTGACTTAAAGAAAAATAAAAATCCTGTGTTTGGTCATTTTGGATTTGACGGCTGTGTGTCTAACGGACATTACGCATACGAGGCTCGTGTAAAACAATGGCACTTTAAGAAAAAACCTTATGCTTTTCTAGGTCATATACACAAACCTAAAATCTATGGAAACGTAGTTATCATGGGCACTGCCTACTCTAACACTTTTGGTGAAGCTAACGCTACCAAGTTTGTGCATGAGTTAGTATTGCGCGGGCAAGAGATAGAGCTTATTAAGAAGCCGATAGGTAAAGGGATTAAGCATATCGTAGGTACCATAGACGAAATACCTGACCTTGCTAAGAAGCATAAGTTTGAGGATTTCTTCACCATACTCAGAGTTAAGATGGATAAGCTGGACTCGTACACCGAACAAAGGTTACGTGACGAGATTTTCGCAGAGTATCCTATACAGAGCTTGGAGCTTGTTTTCGAAGATGTGCTTCCCAAGTTTGAGTCAGGGTACATCCCGAAGAACCGCATATTCAGTTTAGACGATAAAGTTATCGATGAGTATATTAATGCTAGTGATACCATTTTTGATAAAAAAGATATCCTAAAAGCATTGAAGGAAATAAAAGATGAAGTTAAATAAATTAGAAATATATAATTTTTTATCGATTAAGGAGGCTGTAGTAGATTTTGATTCCTACGGAAACCTTGTTCGTATTATCGGTAAGAATTTCGATACCAAACCACGAAGCTCTAACGGAGCTGGTAAAAGTTCTATTATTGAAGCAGTTATGTTTGCGTTGTTCGGGAAGACGATACGTAAGACCAATGATAAGAGTTTAAAGAATTACCGTACTAAAGGTAAGTGCCGTGTTGTTCTTACTGTTAATGGGGATACGGTAATTGAGAGGGTAAAGAAAGCTCCGATGTTATCGGTTACTGTAGGAGATGAGAACTGCACACAGGAATCTATTCAAGCTACGCAGAAGTACCTTGAGCAGATTCTTAACATTAACCACAACGTATTCCTAGCATCTATTGTGTTTGGTCAAGGCAATACGACTAACTTCCTTTCCGCAACGCCGGAAGAGAAGAGAGCCATTATACAAAACTTCCTTTCGGTAGGAGACCTGTTTAAAAATCGTAGTGTTATTAAGTCCTTAAAATCTAAGTACTTACATGAGAAAAAACTTAACCTAACCCTGTTAAGTAATGGGACGGACAAGATTGATAAACTACAGAACAAACTTAAAAAGCTTCGAGCTTTAAAAAAGGTTTCTAAGAGCTATTTAAGTTCTGAGAAGTATAAATTTATTTTTGGTAAGACTCTAAGCGAGATTCAAGAGCATGAACGTGCTCACCATGAAAAGGATTTAGAGTATGAACGTACTATGACGCACAGAGACGTCCTTAGAGAACGTATACTTCAAACCCATTCAATGATAAAGAATTTACAGGATGCGAACTGTGAGCACTGCGGAAAGCTCTCTCACATGAACTGGGATAAAGTTCAAGGTTTAGAGGTTAAGATACAAGAGTGGTCTACAGAAGAAAGGGGGTTAGTTAAAGCTGTGAAAGCCTTAGCCAAAGAAGTAGATTCCCTACAAATACCTGTAACCACAGAAGACTTCGAAACAATCGAAAGATTTAAAGAGATAGACGCTGAAGTAAAGATACTCTCCGCTCAGCAAAAGGAAGAGAAGAAGTCGGTGCGTAAGTACGGAGACTTAACTACGGCAGCGCAAAAGAGTTATGACCTTATGAAGTTCTGGGAACATGCCTTCTCGGAAGCGGGATTGATTAAGTACGTAATCCGTAACATTCTGGAGTATATGAATGAGAGGTGTAACTCGTACCTAAGCACGCTAACTAAAGGAAATTTTGTTATAAAATTCGACGACTCTTTGGCGGAGGAGCTCTATAATGATGGAGTCTTATGCCACTTCGACTCCCTTTCTGGGGGAGAGAAGAAGAGGGTTTCCTTAGCGGTCATGTTGGGTTTGAACGACCTACTGTTACTTACAGGAAAAGACCGCTCTAACATCATATTCTTTGATGAAGTAGCGGATTCATTAGACGCAGATGGAGTTAAAGGTTTAATTGAATTAATCCATCAACTCACCAAGCACAAGAAATTGTTCTTAATTACTCATAATGAGTACCTAACTTCTCTCCTTGAAGAATATTCTGAAACTTTAACCGTTTCAAAACGTAAAAATATTACCAAAATCACTAAATAAAACGCATAGAAAAATGAATTACAGCCCAAACGGAAAAAGATTAATTGTTTCACGAAAGAAGAACAAAGAACAGAGCATAGGAGGTATCCTAATGCCCGCCAGCCACCAAGACGCTAAGTTAAGCGAAGGTTATATAGAACGAATCGGCGCGGGATGTGAAGGGGAGCATTGGGACGAAGGCACTCATGTTATCTTTGCGCAGTTTGCTGGTCAAGAGATTATGCTTGATAACCAAAGTTACCTAGTTCTACCTGAGGAAGACGTGTTAGTGTACGGGGACGACGCTTAATGAGCTATACCATACCGGAAAACTCCCTTGCGGAGACTATTTTCATGGATAAGTACGCCTACCCAGGCGAAACTAGCTGGAAAGAGTGTGCAAAGCGAGCTGCTAAATCAGCGGCTGACCCTGAATTCCCTGAGAACAGGGAGAAGTATGAGCAAAAATTCTACGAAGCGATTAATAGCGGTGATTTCTGCCCAGGGGGTCGTATTCTTTACGGCTCGGGTCGGAGTAAGCAGAACATGCTTAACTGTTATGTGTTAGACCCGGAGGATTCTGTAGACAGTATAGGTAAAGTTATCTCTGACATGTACAAGATTTCTTGTGGTGGTGGGGGTATAGGCTTTAACTTCTCTAAAATTCGTCCTAAAGGCGATAACATACAGAATATCCACCACTCAGCACCAGGCTCCATCTCCGTCATGAGAATGATTAACGAGATTGGCAACCATGTTCGCGCAGGAAAGAATCGCCGGACTGCCCTAATGTCAATTTTGGATATTACTCATCCCGATTTCTTAGAGTTTCTCCACGTTAAGTTGGACCGAAATGAACTTACTAACTTTAATATTTCTGTAGCCATCACTAAAAAGTTTATCTCCGCAGTGGAGAATGATGAGGAGTGGTACTTTACGTTTAACGGACGACAAAATAAATATTTTGTTTTCGAGGTGGCACGTACCTCTGAGGAAGGGGATGATACTGTAGATGTTGTAGCTAAGAATGAGGAAGATGCGATAGGTCGTGCTAAATTACACCACCTAAAACATTACTCTGATACCTTTACAACAGCCACTAAAAAAGAAATTCGTGCACGTGAACTTTGGGAGCGTATTATAGATAACGCTATCGAGTCAGGCGAACCAGGAATATTTAACATAGATTTTGCAAATGAATACACTAACGTCTCGTACTTTGAACACATGCCTTCAACTAACCCGTGCGGTGAGGAAGTACTTCCTGCTTACGGTAATTGCTGTCTTGGTCACGTTAATCTTGCTAACATGGTTGATATGGATGGCGTTATTGATTGGCGCCGAATGGCTCGGGCAATTCGTACAGGAACCAGATTCCTAGACAACATCTTAACAGCTAACCACTTTCCTATTCCGGAATGTGATGAAGCCGGTATACGCTCACGTCGTATTGGTTTGGGGATTACTGGATTGCATTACTTTCTAATTAAAGCAGGTTATAAATACGGTTCTGAAGACTGCCTAGAGTTTTTAGATAGATTGTTTGCGACTATAAGGAATGAAGCATACAAGACTTCCATGTACCTCGCAAGAGAGAAAGGTAGTTTCCCTGCCTACGACTGGAGTAAACTAAAAGATGAAAAGTTCTTTAAAACATTACCTTCTCGCATTCGCTCAGACATCAAGAAAAATGGTCTACGAAATGCTGTCCTACTCACAGTTGCTCCGACTGGAACTATCTCTATGGTCTTGGGAGTCAGTACTGGTCTTGAACCAATATTCGCTCCCGTCTATAAGCGTCGTTGGCGCACTGGCACTGACGGCATCTGGAATGAGACTGTTGTCCTCGACCCGTTATTTAAAGAACTATACTTACGGGGTCGCGATGTTTCGCATTGTGTGGGGGCTTATGATGTTACGCCGGAAGAGCATATCAAAGTCCAGGCAGTTGTTCAAACTTATATTGATTCAGCCGTCTCGAAGACGTGTAATCTTCCAGCGGGTTTTGAACCGTCAAACTTATACGAAGACCTTTTAACGTATGCCAATGACATGAAAGGGTTTACATTCTACCGAGCAGGGTCTAGAGGCAACGAACCTTTGGAAGCTGTGGATATGACAACCCTCAATTTAGATAAACTTATTAGCGACGGGAAGGTGGAAACTCAAGTAGAGTCCACAGATTCTTGTAAAAACGGCGTGTGCGAGCTATAATAAGTTATGGGAATGGAAGAGGGAGGAGACGAGAACACTAACGAGAAAACTCGTTTTAGGTTCTGGTGCCCCAATGACGAATGTAATGGGAATAATTATTTTCATGCTAATTGGGAGTCACCTCCTAAGCTGGTACCTGAGGGGATGCCGTGCCCCTTTAAGTGCGGTGAGGACGCAGAGTTTGTTATTGATATCGATTCCGTGCCAACCGTACGGGTGAGAGGTAATTTTGAGGACGGCACTCATAACCCTCACTACACTACAGCCCGTGCTGACCACGAACATAAGTGGATGGAATCCCAGATTGGGGAAGCTAAGAACGCTCTCGAGGGAAACGACCAACTTACAGGCAAATCAGCTACACCTTATGCGAAGATGACTCCGGACATGGACGCCTTAGTAGCAGCTGGCATTGCCAAACCTTTGGACGCAGAAACTGCGGCAGAGAAAAAACGAATTCAAGATGAAAGGTCCAAAGTAATTATGGACCAAGCATCAGACAAACTAACAGATATAGAGAGAAAACACGCAGGACGTAGACATGAAGGATAAAAAATTCAAGCAGATGGATAAGGTGTACATTTTTAATGAGTCCCAAAACCCAGACCCAGAATACCAAACTTTGAAAGCTTCAGGTTTTGATATAGCATCTAACGAAGATGTCACTATCGAGCCAGGGGCAGTAGAGCTGATAGGAACAGGCTTGCACTTTGTGTTAATGCCTTACTACGAAGCTCAAATTAGATTGCGTAGCTCGATGGGAATGAGAGGACTTATCATGCCCAATGCACCGGGAACGATTGATGAAGATTACAGAGGAGAAATAAAAGTTATGTTACATAACCTAACCTCTTTGCCCATCAAGATTAATACAGGTGAGCGTATAGCCCAGGTGGTTTGTGCGCAAAGTTTACGTCCAAAAATCCATATGATGGACTCTAATGAGTATAACTCACCTTCAAATAACACACTTCGTGGCGCAGGTGGCTTCGGCTCAACAGGGAACAACTAATGGCATACGCATTTCAAGAATCAATTCAGAGGGGTATTGTATACCTAGCTAAATCTGACAATAACTTTCTAGTACAGGCAATGCCTATGGTGAAGGAGTCGTACTTTGAATTCCCTCAGCACCAAAAGTTTTGGCGTGTAGTTACAGAGCATTACGCTACGTACAAGAAGCTCCCTTCTGACGAGCAAATCTTAGAGGAGATTAGAGACCTAAAGTCCGACAACGAACTCCTCTCAGACTTCAAAGAGGAGCTTAGGGAAATAAATACTGTTGACGAAAAGTCCTTAGAGAATGAGGAGTTTTACTTAGATAAAGTTGAAGAGTTTGCAAAAGAGCAATCCCTTAAAGATGCTATTATCAACTCTATAGATTTACTTAAGCAGAAGAAGTTTGGTAAGATAGAAGACCAGATTAGAGAAGCCTTGTCCGTCAGTCGTGACGTAGACTTAGGAATCGATTACTTTGGTGGCGTAGAAGAGCGTTACCAAAGACTAAGCAATAACAAGGTTAACGCTCAATTCCGAACTCCTTTTGAAACTATTAATCAAGAGCTTGAAGGTGGTCTTGCCCCTAAAGAGTTGGCGATGGTTGTTGCTCCTCCTGGAGTAGGTAAATCATTGTTCTTGGCTAACCAAGCTGCTCGGTCTGTAATGGATGGCACAGATGTTTTATACATTTCTCTAGAGATGTCGGAAGACCGTGTCGCTCAACGTATGGACAGTATCTTTACCCGTATTAAGCAATCGGAATTAAAAGGTGGTGTTAAGATGCTAAGCGACCGCTTAGACCAAATGAAGGTTGCCGCTCCGAACATGGGACGCTTAAAGATTAAAGAGTTTCCAACTAAGAGACTTACTGTAGCTGGGCTTCGCGCATACCTAAACCAATTGCGTAACTACGAAGATTTTAATCCCGGCATTATCTGTATTGATTATCTTGAATTGATGACCAATTCCGATACTACTATGTCTGAGTATATGGGACAAGAGCGTATTGCTCAAGAGCTTCGAGGTATCGCTGTAGAGCACAAGTGCCTTGTATGGACTGCAACACAAACAAACCGTAAAGGAAAAGAGGTAGACATTATTACAGATGCTGAGTTGGCTGATTCATACGGTAAGATTCGTGTGTGCGACTTAGCCTTTTCTATCAATCAAAAAGAACAGGAGTTTGACGAAGGAAAGGCTCGTATGTTCGTAATGAAATCGCGAAACGGTAGAGCACGTTACATTGTGCCAATCCGAATCGATTACACACGACTAACCATCACACAACAATGACCAAGAAATCTACCACCAAGTACCCTAAGTACGAACACCCGCTAACTGTTTATACGGGTATTAAAACTTTCGATATCAAACAAACATCCTTAGAGAAAGATAATCTTTATGGTTGCGTAGAGTTTCCGAAGTATCTTTTATCGATTGACCCTAACCAACGTCCTGAAGATTACAAAGGAACTTTGCTTCATGAAATTTGTCATATTGGGTATGAGGTTTTTGGTCTGAATGATGACGATGAAATTCCTACGATGAGTAACGAGTTCCTTACAAGCGTCACTTCAAACATGATACAACAAATGGCGGGATTAAATCCTGAACTCTTCCAATTTATATTTGAAAGCAATGATTAACATAAAAGAAATTTACGATAATATCGAAGACTCTTACATGGAGATTACTAAGAAGTACATAGCTATTTCTGAGCATAATTTCCAAGAGGCTATGGGAAACCACCCTTCCACCTTTGCGTTCTTCGCAGGGGTAATGGCGTACGCAAAGAAAGAGGTGGACCGCTCTAATCTTATCTTTGAAACACGAGAAGCAGAAGTGCGAGAAGCTCGTAGAGAGGAACTAAGACAAGCCGGTCAGAAAACAACAGACCGTGCCCTGGACGCCTATCTAAAGACTCAAGCCGAACTCCAGACCCTTCGACAAGGCATCACCTCGAAGGCACATAAATTTAATTTATGTAAGAATATTGTCTCCAGTTTGGACCACCAAAAGGATATAATAATACAGCTCTCCGCGAACAAACGAGCAGAGGCTAAACTAATTGAACAACTTTAAAAACTATGGTTAACATCGACGAACTAAGAAAAAAATATGCTGAGATTAATAATCA